AAATAAGGATTACCGGATCCAGGCTACATATCCAGAACCTATAGGAACTTTGTCCCGGCTCACAGTCAACTGGTACGACAAAAACGGCCAGAGCTTGAATTTCAGGGGCTGGGATACAAATGCATTTGTACTGCGCCTGCACGTGACCAATGACGAGGGGAGACGCCTGCCTCCTCCGCCACCTCTACAAGACGTCGAAATTAGACGAATTGTGGAGGCGATGACAATCGCCCCGCCGCCTCCTCCAAAGCCTAAAAGACTCAGGATTCAGTGGTGGATAATAGTTTTAGTAATTTTGGGGGCAATTTTAGTATACAAAAATAGACCCGTCGTCCCAGCGGCTGTAGTTTAGGCGCGGGTCACGGCGTACATCGCAGAGCCGGGCTCGCGGATCTCGACATTCTTGACCACAGCCTTGGTCAGCATAAAGACGATGATGGCCAGCAGGGTCGTGAACAGGGCAGACAGCACATAGTACTGACCACCGTTCTTGTTCACCTGGACAATCTGGCTGATTATCCAGCGGACCACGTCCATCCACGCGATGGCGCTGGCGAAGGAGAAGCCGGCGACTATGGAGTTCAGGGACTGGGCCTCGAGCTGGGTTGCGATACCACCGATCATAGAAGACATTTAATATTGTATATGAAAAAAATTTAGATGACCTTCGAAGGCGTCCCATGTCTGGATAAGATTTTCTTCGGGACCGAAGTTATCCTGAAGATCAGAGTCGTAAGACTCGGGCTCATCTTCGTAATCCTCCTCCTGAAGTATGAAGGCGTACTTGACTTTGTGCGGAGGGTCCTCGTCGTCATCATCCGTCTCGGCTAAATTCATCCCTGAAATTTATACAGTTTTTTCCTGGTTCTGTTTATCAACGGCATTCTTGATTGCACGCTCTGCAGGCGTCTCGGGCTCCCAAGAATCCCACGTTTCAGCACACTCGTTCATTTTGAGCGCCGTCACATCGTCTGTGCCTTCGTACCTCGTCCATTCGAGCTCTGCGTCACTCACAGTCTCCCAGGACTCGTCGTCGTCGTCCTCTTCGTCGTCGTCGTCCTCTTCGTCTTCGTCGTCTCCATAAATTTCTGGGAACAAAGTCCCAACCTGCTTTCCCGTCACGTTCCTGGCGGCGTACATGAGCCCCATACGCATGTCCTGGGCGGTGACGACGTCCCTATTGCACGCCTGGGTGTAGTGGGCGGCGAGGACGGTTGCTGATTCCATAACCGGTAGGAAGACGTCTACGGCGGCCGACTCGATGGCCGCTAGATCCACAGGGCCGTCTCCAGTCTTCATTACTGTCCTTACTTGTCGCATCCCTTTTAAGACTCGAAATTAGGAAACATGACTGGTGCATGACCGCCCTCTATCGTCAAGAAGTTGTAGTTGACGGCATAGACGACCAAGTTTCTGTTGTCCGTGCTAGGATTCATATTCAGTAGCATATTTTGATTTGAAATTCGTGAAAAATTGACGTGTCCGGTCGGCACATCTCCTTCTGGGTCAAGGCTGAACGAGTACATGTAGAAAAGTCTGTCTGGAATTCTGGTATGAAATTCAAGAGCCTGTATATTTCTAAGAAAAATAGGAGTTCCTACCGTGTATCCTATACGTTCAGTTGTGTTGAAGAACAGGGTCAAATTAGACAATTGGTCACTAGACCCACCAGTCACGTTACTGTAATCATATCCCTGGGCCGATGAATTCTGCACGACCAAAAATATTTCCTTGACCGGATTGGCGAACGTCAAGGGAAGCGAAACCTGATTGATACCGACTGGCGCAAAAAACTCGCGTCTCTGGACCTGTTCAAAAAGAAAAATTTGATTCCTTTTCTTGATAAAATCAACTTCATATTGTGACAAGTAGGTGTATTCTACATGCAAAACTGGAGAAATTTGTAAATTCAAATTTAATCCAGAAAACATTACTGTGGGGTAGAAAACAGCACGGACGGTCACGTCGTCATCGATGGCGCACAGAGGGAAGCCCTTTTTTAGACACGAAAAAGGGATGGGAATTGTATAGAGTGCTAAAGAGTAAGTGGTTCCTTTGCCCGTGAGGCCCGCCAGAGCTCCTTGTTTTGTTGCGGGCACCTCAATGTCCATTTTCATTTCTATAAACTCACCCCAAAGCCGCTCGACAAGTTGGGAACCTGCATAGAGTTCTATATATTTGAGCATAAGGGTCCCGGCCGAATTGAAGACGGTGGTTCCGGTCTGCACGGGAAAAGGTATTTTTAGATACAAATTAGTTATTAGGTCTCCGGACTTGGGAATGACGGAGTACACCTCGGCGCCAAAAGAGGTCCAGTCGCTCTGGAACTGGACCTCGTCGACCCGGTAGGCGAACTGCGTCTGGCCTGCATACCTCTCGACAAAGTATGTAACCTCCGGAAGGCCGCTCAGGACCACATCCTCTTGGGCCAAAAAAGCCAAACTGGCGCGTCCGGCCATCTAATAAGAGGAAACATTGTTTTAGGCCGAGTTGAACGCCAGGCCCGCCAGACCGTTTTCGATCCGCAAAACATTATAGCTGACTCCTGTTATTCTGCAGACTCGCGATAGGGAACTAGGAGACAGGTTAAGAGTCAAAAGGACGTCCCGGATTCTGCTGAAATTTACAAATCCTGAAGGATTGACAGTGCCTGGTTGGGTGCAGAAACAATACATGTAAAACTGGCGGGTAGGGAAATTCACATAATGATTGAAAGGTTCGATCGTACCGAGGTATGTGGCATCCGCGGTCGTCGACGTGAAGGTTTCGTAACCGTTGAATGAAAGACCAATGCTCTGGAGACCAGACTGTGTATAATTATAAGGATCCTGTGGCAGGTTATTTAGATTTTGAAAAACAAAAAAGAGCTCGCGTACGGGATTATTAAATCCTAACTTGAAAACCCCTGACGCAAATCCTGGCGCCAGATTAATAGTTTGATATTGAGTCTGCAGAATAACCTGTTCGATTCGATTGTTTTTGAACCAATTAATTTCAGGATCAGACAGGTACACATACTCGACGATAATTGTCGACGAAAGGGACGGATTTGCCAAGTTTGGGTTGGCGGCGGCCGTGACTCCCGTGAGTTGTGAAAAGTTGTTGAATATCACATGGACCTCGATGTCTTGGCGACCGAGTGCGCATACCGGAATTGATAGCTCTGGCGAGCCGAAGAAATAAAAAGGTAAATTTATGTAATATGTCCTAGAGGCGGTGACGTTCGAGCCCGTGTCCCCCTTTCCGGTAAGGACCTTGAGGGCCTGCTGGTTCTCGTAGGGGACGTTGAGATCATTCCATAGCTCGATAGCTTCGCCCGTGAGGGTCTGTATGGACTGGCCGCCAATCTTCAATTCGGCGCTCGAGATGGCCAGAGTCCCGACCGAGTCGTAATATGAGAAATTTGTGACGGTCGTCGTATTTTGAGCAAAAGGATATACGGAAATAAATGTATTCGCAAAAATATTTGGAGCGGCCGTCGTACCATTGACGGTTGCTATAATTGTGGTATTCGAGGCGTTCGAGTCGGTTATACGAAATGGTATGTTGACACTGTAGGGCGGTCGAAGACCTAAATTGACTGGATAAGTTGTGACGGTGTTTCCAGTACTTGACCACGTGTTTATCGATAAGGACGTGAGCTGATCGGCGGTATGAATAGCTCCAGTAAGTACGTACGTTCCTGTATTTGAAAATACCAGGTTAGTTGAGCTAGAATCAAAAGACTCTATAAAAGTGTACCCGTTCGAAACAAAATTAGTACTGTTCAATGCCAGAGGTTGTGTGAACGTCGTCGAGTTGGATTGGAACGTGAGACCGGACCACGGGAGGATGCCTTGCGTAGTCGCTGAACCTGATGGAATGCCCACCTGATTAAAAATGAAAAAAGATCCAGACTGTATATTTGCCGTCGTATTTGAACAAGTCAAGTTCATATAATAATTCCTGGCTGTGTCCAACACGACCAAAGGCATGGTGAACGTGAATGTCGGGTCGCGACCCTGGACGGACATGTCGTAGTTGTAGACCGTGTTTGTGCCCTCGAGGAGCGTTGCGGCGGTCACGTAGCCGTTCGACATTGATACGACGCTGTTTATAAGATATGTACCGAGTGATGACATTGTCCACGTAAAACTTCCGTCAGTAGCCTTTGAGGTTGTCGACGATCCCGTGACGAAGACGTTCCCGTAAAACGGAACCTTTCGAGTTGCCACGCCCGTCCCTGTAATATTGCTCGTCAATAGAAAATAATCATCCGCCTGATTTACAGTCACGTAAGAACCTGTGCTGATTTGAGAACCCGAACCTGTCCCATAAATATAGACGTTACTTGAGGTCGAAGTTATATTGACCGGGAACACGGCGGGACTTGAAGGGTTGGGCGACACGCGCCAATTGTAAGTGCCGCTAAACACGGGACTAACTAGCGATCCGTCACCAGGGCCCTGCCCCCACGAAACGCTCGTCATTGATCCGTAATCAAGGCCGAACCCAATTTTCACAATATAAAAGCCCCCCTGTGAAAAATTAATTCTACCGAATGGCGTTATCGTGTAACCTGAACTAGAATCCCAGTTTGTAAAATTATTACAGCTAATAAAGGTCGATGCAGATGTGCACGGAAATGGGGTCGCCACTTGAAGAAACAAGCCTGTACGTGATGCGGCCGGCGGAAGACCTTGGGTCGGGTTCGGGAGCCACCCGGACTGTTCAAGAGTTAATTGGGCGATCAGACTGTTATTCGTGACCGTGTAGCCATACCAAGTTTCACCGCTGTAAGTCTGGACAAAATTTGCGGCCAACGGGTCTAGACCCCAAAAAATACCGAGATTTGTATTTTGAGGCGACGTAGCCGGTTGCCTAAC